CACGGGTGGCAATGCTTCGGCGTAATCCGTGGTCACCACATCTGTGGGATCGATGGGCGCGGAGGTGCCAACCACCCCCCTGGGTGGCCCAGACTGCAAATAATACAAGTCACCGACGACGGAGTTTGCACCATTAGGGGGACCAATGGGGACACTGTACTCCACGCCCTCACAACTAACCTCAACCATCACCCAAACATTAGCGGTGAACACGGGAGCTGAGAGCTCTTGGAAAACCTCGAGACGCAATTCGCCCGCGTGGTAAATCTGATCCAAGGCGTCTTTGGCATTGGCCTGCGGATACATGTCCTGATTGAGACGGAACGTGCCGGCGCTGGGGTCCCGCACTTCCTTCCACGCATTCACAGAATCCCAGGGTGTCTTGAACACATACGTGGTGCACTCTGAGATATCGATGATGTGGTTGCGTTGCAGCACCTCGTTGTCAGCGCCGGAGATCACAGGATCGTAGAAGATGCGCGCCTTACCGCGATGAAAGGCCGAGGCAATGAAGGTGAACGTGTAGGTGATACTACCACGCCACCGGCGATGTAAGACCGCGAGGTGAGCGGCTGGACTGAACTGCATGATGTCATAAGCAACAGCTCCGGTACCGCCAGCAGCGTTGGACGCCCCGTAGGCGCCAGTCATATAGAGTGGTGTAACATTGAACGACGCGAACGCGCTACCGGCTGCCCGACTGGGCTCCCAAAGCGCAGTGCCTAAGATGCATTTCTTAGAGTTGATGTAACTGTACGTCATTTCGTCCACACCAGGAGCGCCCACGGTGCGTGGATCGATGGTTAGCGCGCAACCCTTGTCGACAGCGAGGAGTTCGGACATGGGTCCTTCTTCCGCAATGGCTAACTGAGTGAGCGCCTTGTTGCAAACGGACAAAGGTGGTGAAGTGTTCGGCATGGGAGTCCAACCGAACCAACTCGCCACTTTGCCTACGGTGCCGAGGATGCCTTGTGCTGTAGACGCCAAAGGGCCAATCACAGGAACGTCGGACAACACATTGGCCACCTCCGCACCCATTTTCGAGTACTTTTCGACGACACCAGGCTCGTGCTTGGGGGCGCCCGCACGCGGTTTCCCGCTCTGCAGTACGGCCGAGGGCAAGCCAAGTTCGGCGTCCTCCAGCCAGGCGAAGATGCGGATGTTCGCTGATTGGAAATTCGTAGTCGTTTTGGCCAAAGGCACGATGGATTCAATGCACAGGTTGCCCAGACCGGTGGTAGCGGTTGTACCAGGAGTGAAAATCGAGGTGCGCAACGGGTACCAGGGTTGGGGGAACATG